GCGTGGATGTCGATCTCAACAAACCCGGATTCAATCACCATAAACGCGCCAACCTGCTCGCCATTCAAGCGAGCAGACAAGTATTTCACGTGAGGGTGGTCAATCGGCTCAATCGGCCTGTGATCGTGACCGATGCGGGCAATGTATGGATCGCTGAAAAGATCATTCAGCGAATATAAGTCTTTGACGGGCTCTAGCGCCAGCGAAACCACAATCACTCCTTTGGCAATTTGTGGCCGCTGGTCGCCTTAATCACTCAGCTTGATAAATTTTCGCACAAAAATACAGCAAAACAAGGTATGCAATTTTTACATAATTATGCCGTCACTGCTTTGATAACAGCAAAATTGAACACTGGCTGTTCAGTTGTTGTTCCGCCAGTTGTGGCAAACGTAATCTGAAAACTACCCGCTGCCACGCTTGTCACGTGGATCATGTAAAGGTCAGTGCCTGACTTTTGACACACCTTAACAACATCAGTGGCGGCAACAGTGCTATTTGTCACCGTGAATGATTGCCACGCCGTCGTTCCTGCCGCGCTCACCAATGTGATTGCGCCATTGGTCTTGTTAAGCGTGACACCTTGGGCGCGGGAGGTTGTTTGCGTTACAGCGCCGCCTGATCCTGTGCCGTAGCCTATCCCGCCGGATCCAACAGCAATGACACTTTGAACTCCAGATAGGCTGTTTACATTCTTCCAATAAGGCCCTGCGCTGTCATATTGCAGAATGTCATTTGGCTGAACAGAAGTAATCTTTACATTGTGAAGCTCGTCAAGCTCATAGCCGTTATCAACCTTGATGAAGATTGATCCGACTGTGGCATGAACACGTTCGATGAACCCAAGTATCACCAAATGATTCGGCGCGACCGGCTTTGTTGTTGTCCATGCGCCGGAAGTTGTTGGCGAAAGATAGACGGTATCTCCGGCAATTGTTCCGAACGTGTTTAATTTGTAAATCGGCCCGGATATTTGAACCCAGCCTTCGCCGCCAGATGTAATTGTGTCGGCAACGAATCCTATCGTGTGGGCTGAATTTACATCGCTATCAGCCTGCGCAAGCTTCACGGCAACACGATTACCCTGTGCGCCAGATATATAAACAACCTGCCCTTTTGTAAGCGTTGAGGCTGTATCGTTATAAACGCGTGCGTATTCTTGCTCACCTATTAGGCAATCTACATTTCCGCCCTTAAGGTTGAGGCTTAACGTGCCATTTCCATCATCCCAATAGACCGTCCCTGGCGTAACGGTGCCAAGCGTTGGAGTGTTGTCGAATTCGACGTAATCAATACCTGTGGCGCGCCCGTTTGTTATCGTCGGGTTTGTGAGTGCGGCATCCGTTCCGAACACAAGAGAGCCAGTTCCGGTTTCGTCCGTCACTGCGGTTGCCAAATTTGCGCTGCTTGGCGCGCCTAGGAATGTGGCGACACCAGCGCCTAATCCACTTACGCCAGTGCTGATCGGGAGCCCTACGCAGTTTGTGAGCGTGCCAGATGCCGGGGTGCCTAGGTTTGGCGCAGACAACGAAGGGCCGGTCGCCCGGACAACATCCCCTGTGCCTGTGTACGCTCCCCATTCAGGTGCATTGGCAGTCGGATTGACCTGTAACACTTGTCCTGGCGCGCCTATCGGCAAAAGTGCCGTTTCAGAGTCTCCAGACTGGTACGGGATAGACCCAGAAGCGCCACCAGCAAGCTGCGGGTTTTGAGCCGATGCAAACAGATTTTCAAACTGTTTGATTTGCTCCGGGTCTTTGAGAAAAGATGCCAGCTGGTCTCGCGTTAAATTGAGCGGTCTGCGTGCCATCAGTATGCCAATGCCTCAATTTGAGCCTCAAGCCTTACAAATGATACATGCGCTGCGCTGTCCCCTTGGAATCGCTGGATGCGCCAGTTGCGCATATGCCCCTGCTGAAACCACACTAAACGCTTCAGGCGATCGCCAATCTGGCCGGCGCTGATGTATTTCGATTGGCTCCACACTTGCCCATCAACCGAATAAGATGTGCTGATCTGCGGGTTATCGCCAAGCAATACGCGCCCGGTCAAAGCCACTAGTTCGAGCTGGTTGAAAATCGCGCCCTTGCTCTCGTTGTAAACGATGGTCGTGCCAAATTCCCAGCGCACTTTTTGCCCGTAGTGGCTGCTGATTTCGTCGGCCATGTATCCAACTGCGAGGCTTGCCGGATCTCCAATCAGCCAGCGGTTATATGCCCACACGAAATTCCGCGCGCGGTACTGGCTGAACCCTGCTACAGAGCTTGTCAGAACGAACCACACCGGCTGCTCTAAGGCCTGCGTCGCAGCCGCGTCGAATACCAAAGTTCTGTCTGGCAGGTGAATGTAAAGGTGCTGGTGGCTTCTGTCGTTGCGTGCCTCAAGCTTCACGCTTTCAAGTGCGTCCTCGTCATATCCAAGCAAAAGCTCGTCGATTTCCTGAGTGCTGATCTTGTTTGCCTGCGCGTTTGCCGCGAGATATACGCCAAGCGCTTCATTCCGGCCTCCGCCGAGGAATGCAACTTGCTCAACGAACACGCAGCAAGCATGAGTTCCTAAAGCCCCTTTTTGCACTTGTGCGCCGTCGATACGCTGAAACGGAAAAAGATTTCCGCCGACGTTGTCGAATACTTCAATCGTGTGGCGGTTGAGCGCATAGACCTCATTTCGGACTTTCAGCAACGCGACAACTGGATCCGGGTCTGCCTCACTCGCGCCATATTTGAGCGGATTGACCTGCGTCGGATCTGAGAGTTCCGTTACCACTAGAAACTCGCCATCCGTGGTCATGAAATATCCATCCACCCAGACCACATCCAGAACAGTGCCAAGGTCTGGATCTGTCACTTGCGTGAGCGTTGATCCATTCCAATAAAACAGATTCCCGCCGGATGCAATCGCCAGGCGGTCGAAACTGTAATCGAACGTGACAAGGCCAGTGCCGCCGACGTCCCCAAGCGTGGTGACAACGCCTGCGCTTGAGACGGTCACAAGCTTTGTGCCCATGACGCGATAGCACGTGCCATTCCACTCAATGCCGCCACGATCAACGCCGGGTCCTGTGCCGCTTTGAATGAGCCCATCCGCTGGCCGCAGATAGCCTTGGTTTATACCGCTTTGCTTAGGCACTGGCACCAGATTGACAGGGTAACTGGTGCGAATGTCCGGGCCGTTGTCGGTGTAGATGCCGGAGAGGATCGGAATCTGAGCCATTATTTCTTACGGGCTGCGCGCATGTTATCAATCAAATTAGGGTAAGGACGGCCAGCTTTTTTCGCATCGGCTTTTGCGCTTGCCTTTTGCTTGTCGGTGAGTGGCTGCGGCTTGCCTTCTGTTTTCGGTCGCGCTTTGCCCCACACGGGTTTTTTCTTCATAGCACTCACCATTTCGCCTTATCGGCCCAATATGCCGCGCTCATCTTGCCCTTGGCAATGTTCTCCGCGTGCCGCGCCTTGAATGATTCGCGCCGCGCTTTGTCGGCCTTTGATTCGCCCTCGCGTTTTGGTGAGCCACTCACCCCCTGCTGCCCGAACCTGATCGTCTTGATCTTGTCGCCCTCTTTGGCAACAACGACGTGCGATTTCGTCGGATGAGAAGGAGTGCGCTTGGGCTTGTTGTAGCCCTCAACGCCAGCACGTTTCAAGCGCGAGTCTTGTTTCATTCCGCGGCGTCCTGCGGAAACCAATCCGGGTCAAACGACGCCACGGTGGCGCCTACTACACCGTCCAACAGCGCATCCTCCGGTTTTTGAAACACCCATTTGCCTTGCACCGTTTGCTGCGCCACCGCCCACGCTGTCGTGTAGCCGCTCTCGGTGTTTTTGGCCTTTGTCGCCGCATTCAAACCGAACACCGGAAAGTGTCGGTTTCCGGCATTGACCTGAACCGCTTGATCCGGGGTCAGTTCATCTTTTTCGATTACGTCGCCGGTGGCAATATCAAGCAAATCTGGCGAATCAATCGCCTCGACCATGTTTGAGTAGATGGCTTCAAGCGCGGTTTTTGCTTCGGCTTCTGTGGAGAACACCAGATACGGATTTTGAATTTCTAGGGGCGCTTCTACGTTAATCAGTTCAATGTTGTCCATGTCACACCGTTGGTGGCAAGAGTTTATAAGGATGATTCGACGGCAGGTTGGATTCCAGACCCCATTTCCAAGCGAGGTAGCCTTCAAATCGATAGCGATCGGCAACAGACAAATCGCCGCTCACGATGATGATCTCGCCGATCTGGCCGTCCCAAGTGTTGCCGCCGCCGGTGACGGTAAGGTCAGCGCCAACACGGACGCCAGCTGTACCAAGCGCACCAGTGTTTCCCGTGAGTGAAACCGGAGTGCCGCCGTTAACGGCAATGTCAAAAGCGTTTGCGGCAAGGCCGCTGGTGCCGAACGAGTGCGACACCACGTTTGCACCCGAAACACCTGTGACGAACGCTGTGGTCAGC